CCGCGGGCCATGATGGCGTTCAGGTCGCGCCGGAACCCGCGGATCGCATCCGCGACGGCCGGCGCGATCTTCCGTCATACGGCGAACGCCGGACGCGGCACTATCTACAGCACCGCCCAGCGCGACAGGCGCGCGCTCGGCTACGCCCGCGTTACCGACGGCAAGCCTTGCGCCTTCTGCGCGATGCTCGCGTCCCGAGGTGCGGTCTACAAGAGCGACGAGTCCGACGGCGGACGCGGCAACGCGCACCGCTACCACGACGGCTGTAACTGCACCGTCCAAGCGATCTACTCCCACGACGCCGAGATCCCCGGCGACGGCGACAAGTACGCCGCGCTCTGGGCCGACTCTACCGGCGACGTCAGCGGAGCAGACAAGGCGAAGGCATTCCGCCGCGCCTACGAATCCCAGCAGTAACCAACCCCGCAGCACGCGCAGGCCGCGTGCCCTTTCGCATCCCCAGGAGGGATACCCCATGGCAGACGGAACCACCGCGCCCGGCACCGAGGCCACCGACGCCCCGAAGACCGGCGAGTCCGCCGAGAGCAAGACCCCCGAGGCCCCGAAGACCGAGGCCACCCAGGCTGTCGAGTTCGACGGCCCGTACGACGAGGACCGCGCCAAGGCCCTCATTGCCAAGCTCCGCGACGAGGCGAAGACCGCCAAGGCAAAGGCCGCCGAGTACGAGAAGGCTGAGAACGAGCGCAAGCAGGCGGAGATGTCCGACCTGCAAAAGGCCATCGCGCGCGCCGAGGCTGCCGAGAAGCAGCTTGCCGAGCGCACCAAAGCCGACCTCGTCCGTTCCATCGCCGAGAAGCACGACGTGCCCGCGGAGCTTCTGACCGCTGACACCGAGGAAGCTCTCGAAGCGCAGGCCGCGAAGGTCGCCGAACTGATCGGCGCCAAGGCCCCCAAGACCCCGGCTCCCGGCGCGAAGCCCAAGCCGAAACTCTCCCCCGGTTCTGGCGGAGAGGCCCCCGAAGCGATCGACCACGCGGCCATTGCCGCGCGCATCCGTCGTCGCTGATTCCATCCCTCCTGAGAGGCATCCCTTTCAATGGCTAACACCCTTTACACCGCGCCGGACGTCGTCAAGCTGGCGACCGCCCTCCTGACTCAGGATCTCGTCCTGGCGCAGACCATCAACCGCGACTACGAGGACAACTACGGCGGCGGCCGCGGTACGACCGTGAACGTTCGCGTTCCGGCCGCGTTGAAGGCGCGTCGGCGCGACCTGACCGACGGCGACGGCGTGACCGCCGGCCAGACCGCGGGTCAGCTCTCCGCGTTCGTCATCGACTCGCTGACCGAGTCCACCTTCACGATCGCCCTGAACACCAACCCGTACAGCAAGGTTGCGCTGAACCAGCGCGAAATGACCTTCAACCTGGAGAGCTTCGGCGAGCAGGTGCTGAGCCCGCAGGTGGACGCGCTCGTGGACGACGTCGAGTCTCAGGTTGCCGCGGCGATGGCCGCCCTGACCGCCGACGCGACCCTGGCGGCCGGTTACAACCACAACGACCCGACGGCCCTGTTCATCGCCGCGCGTAAGACCCTGCGCGACAACGGCGTGCCGCTGACCGGCCTCCGCGCCGCGGTGGGTACGAAGGTGTGGGCCGACATGGCCAACGCCAAGGTCTTCTCGGCGAACACGCAGGCGTCGAACCCGATCGTTCCGGATCAGGAGAACGTGTCCGGCTTCGCGTGCTTCGAGACCAACCGGATTCCAGAGGACCAGGTCGTCTTCTACCACCGCGACTCGTTCACCCTGGCTGTCCGTAGCCCGGAGGCGCCGGCCGCCGACACGGTGTTCGCCGCGTCGCTGTCCGCCAACGGCTTCTCGCTTCAGCACATCCAGGACTTCGACAGCAACATCGGTCAGCACACCTCGTTGGTGCAGACCTACACGGGCGTCGGTTACGTGCCGTTCCGGAAGATCGACCGTAGCGGTTCGACCGCGTCGGTCGTGGAGGTTCCGTCGGCGTACCGCGTCGTCACCCCGGCTGACGGCGAAGCCTGATCCCGTCCATCGCTAACGCCCAAGGAGGGCACTCATGGCACTGCCAGCTCTCTCTACGGTAGCGGCGATGGAGGTTCGCCTAGGGCTTGAGGTCGGCTCCATCTCCGGGGCCGACCTCGACCGGGCCGAGAAGTCTCTAGAGGACGCCTCGACGTTCATCCGCATCATTGCCAAGCGCAACTGGGTAGACGCCGAAGGCGCCCTGTCCGGCGTCCCGGACGTGGTTGCCGCGATCTGCACCCGCGCGGCAATCCGCGACTACCGCAACCCCGACGGCGTCTCTAACGAGGCGCTCGGTCAGGGCGCGTACAGCTACACCTACGCGCAAGGTGAATCGACCATCGCCCTTTCTGAGGACGAGGTCCAGATGATCCGCGACGCCGCGAACGCCCCGGACCCTGACAACCCCAACGCCTGGACGGGCACCGGCTCCATCGCCACTCCGTCCGCGTACACCCCCGACCCGACCACGCCCGGTCTCGTCGGCGGCTGGCCCCAGGATGACTGGTACGGCTGGGGTGGTCGCTGGTGAACTTCCCGGATCAGGTGGAGGTCCTCCGCCCCAACGGCGCAGATGCCTACGGCAACGAGGGCCTCAACTACGAGGCCGCGACAGTCACGGTGCAGAAGTGCTTCCACGTGCTCAAGGGCCGTCAGATCCTCATGCCCCGCTCGGCGGACATCGTCCAAGGCGACCGGTTCCGGATCGACGGCGACACGTACGACGCCTTCATTGACCCCATCCGGTCACCGTCGGCGCTGAAGCTCTACATGCTCAAGCTGACCCGCGTGGAGGACTGATGGCCGCGAAGATCAAGCTCGACAGTGCGGGCATGGCGGCGATGCTGAAGTCGTCCGGCGTCCGCTCCGCCGTCCATCAGGCGGCCGAGGAGATCGCCGAGCGCGTCAAGCACGACCCCGCGATCGTCCGTCACGGCATCGCTGAGTCGGTGGACGTCCTCGACATCACGACCGACCGGGCCGCGGCCATCGTCGCTATCGCCCATGCGGCCGGCCGAGGGATCGAAGCCAAGCACGCTTCCCTAACCAAGGCGGTCACAGGATGAGCCGTCTACGCGTCGTCTTCCCTGACCCGCTGGTGGTTGCTCTCGGCATCCTTCGCTCCGAGCCCTCCGCGACGTACGGCGGTTCCGTCAAGTTCGGCACCGTCTTTCCCGAGGATCGCCCCGCCAGTGCGCAGGGCCTGCCGTATGTCCGCCTGTCGGTGGACTCCCGCGCCGGGTTCTACCCGGTCACTTCGACCGCCTCACTTCGCGTACAGGTCTGGGCTTCCACCGAGGCCAAGGCCGCGACGCTCGCAGAGCGACTCCGCGCGGTCCTACTGTCCCATCCTGGAGACGCGAACTCCCGCGGATGCTCGGAGGGCGTCGGCCCTCTGCCCGCGACGGACCCCGACATTTCGGATTCGACGTTTTCCTATTTCACCGCCGCGCTTCGCCTGCGGCCAATCCCACTCTGAGAGGTAACCCCGCATGGCTGGAGACCCGACCAAGGTTAGTCTTTGGATCAACGCCGACGTGTACGTCGGCCCCGTCGGCGCGACGATGCCCGACGACACCGCTACCCCGATCTCTACTCCGTTCCAGGCCGTCGGCCTGCTGTCCGGCGACGAGGGCTTTACAGAGTCCCGCGACGAGGAGTCCAACGAGTACTACGCGTGGGGCGGCTTGCTGATCCGCAAGCAGAAGTCCAAGCACCAGAGGAAGATCCGCTTCGTGTGCCTGGAGGACAACGCCGTCACGTTCGGCCTCGTCAACCCCGGTTCGACCCGCGGCGCCGCGGACCCGACGACTGGCGACGTGGTTTCCACGATCAAGGTTCCGACCACGTCGGAGCTGTCCCTGGTCCTGGAGCTGCGCGACGGCGACAAGGTCAAGCGCCGCATGATCAAGCGCTGCACCGTCGATGAGGTCGCCGACATCACCGACAGCGAAAGCGACATGGCCGTCTACGACATCACCGTCGCTCTGTACCCGGAGTCGGACAGCACGCTCTACACCGAGATCAGCAACGACGGCACCGTCGCCTGATCTAGGCCCCATTCCGGA